AATGAGCTTAATGATGGCATTTAGATTCCTTATTCTGTCAAAATATTTAGCATTTTTATGCTGGGTACCAAATTAAACCACCCTGCACAAATTCTTCACCATCGTCTTCATCTTTTTGCTGTGGTGATATTAATATGTTATCATCTTCTGGATTTGATGCTTGTTCGTAATTAAATTTTCCTTGTTCAATTAAATCTGCAAAGTAATCTTGTCGAGTCAACCATGCAAAAAACACCAAAGACATTACCAAATCATCGTGGTGGCCATCTTCGGCTTTAAAAGTATTAGACTTTGACACAAATGACATAAGTTCTGCAATAATTCTTTCGTCATTTAATAAAATTTTGTCTTCTTCAATAAGTCGTTTTAAAATAGCACATCCAATTTTTTTAGTTTGAGCTGTGGTGCGTATTCCCATTTCATTTTTTCCAACACCACCAAAACCTTGCGATAAAATTTGACCTTTTCTCCCAAGAACCTTTGTCATCAAAACATTTTCATATTCTAAATCTGTATGCAATATTCCAGAAACTTGCCCACCTAAATCATTTGTTTCTATTAAAACAAATGCATTATTGTATTGCTTAGCTGCAGAATTTAATACAGTTGGATAATGAAATGGGCTTATTACATTATTTCTATAAGTAGATACTACCTTATATGGAGTACTTGTAGCATCTATAATTGTATATGCAGAATAATCCGCACCCTGTCCCCGTGAGACATCTGCTTGCAAGAAATAAGTATGGTCTTTTTCAGGATATTCGTATATTCTTAAACCTTCATTTGTTTCGTTTAAAGGTTCTTCTCCAGCTAAAACATTTAATTTGCTAGTATTAATTAAAGTATTACTGGAACCAAGAAAACTGCATCCATATTCTTGTTCAAATTGTTCTGGGCTTGTGTTGGCAATTTGTTCTTCTGCCCATACATCATCTCTTTTTGGGCCACCCGGAGTTATAGGAACATCTCTCCAACTTACTTCTACTGGAATAAATTTATTTTTTTGTTTATGTCCTTCTACTCTATTTGCATCAATCCACAGTTTGTGAAAATGGTTAAGTCCATTCGGAGTAGATACAATTACAAGTTTTGTTGTTGTACCAGCAGAAATAGTTGGATAGGTTGATGCATAGAATTCTTCTGCAATATGCGAAGGCAAGAAGGCATATTCGTCTAAAAGAAGAAAGTTAAATGAACCACCACGGATGGCTGCGGATGATGTAGCATCGCATACAACTCTAGATCCATTTTCTAATTTCATTGATGTCTTATTCCATTCTATGACACCCTGTTGTAAAAATTGTGGTAAGTTTTCATATGCTAATTGAAGTTTGGAATACAACTCATCTTTGGCGGTTTTTAATCTGTTGGCCAGAATTGCAACGCTAACACTTTGATTGAATGTTATATAATGGCAAATATATCCGATTACAGAAGTAGATTTACCAGATTGACGAGGCCACTTGGAAATAACAAAACGATTTTTATGAATTGATTCAACAAATTTTTGTTGATAATCATAAAGTTGTAAAGGCATAATACCTTTATCAAGAGTTTTTACCTTTACATATTTACTGCAAAAATAAACCGGATCATTAGCACACTTGATATATTCTTCAAGCTGCTCTTTGGTATATTGTATATCTACGCCGGGTGGTTTTAGTTTTGGGTTATTTCTATACCCAAGATTATTGTTGTTTGATACCGTCATTTACAACCTCTATATCAATCACTTTTTCAGTACTTCTCTCTTTATTTAAGAGATTTTGTAAATCTTTGGTTGAACCAACAAATACCGAATTATTGGTTTGAGTCAATTTTGCAGCAGAAGTAGATGTAATATCTTTGGCACTTTTATGTACAGAAAGAACATTATTGTTTAAATCTGCCATAGTTTTTAACATTATTGCAACTACTTCAAACGCACGAGGGCTATCAGATTCAGTTGCTACTTTTAATGCACTTTCCAAAGCAATGTTGCCATTTTGAATCAGATCTTTGAGATTGTTTTGAACCATCTCATAGTCTTTACCAAAATTTCCAGAATTAAAAGTTCCACCAGTTAAATTCTTAGAAGATTCTAATTTTGTTGGTTCTACATCAAATAATTTTGCTAAATTTTTATTTAAAGACATTGTATTAATCTATTTCAATAATTGGATTTATATTTGTAATTGAAGTAAAGCTTTGCACTTCACCAAATATCCAAGACTTGGCTATAAATTGAAATGAAGCAATATTTAAACGACGAGAAGAAAAATCACCTTCATATTTTTCTGTTATGTTGTTGCTTTGCATTATAATTGGAATGTCTAAATTTGATTGCACATCATTCATGTTTAAACGAATAATATGGTCTGGGACAAAATAAGGCATTATTTGTTCAACAATTTGAAGTAAATCATCTGTATGACGAGTATATGCATACAAATTAAATATAACATTTACAGGAATTTGACTTTTAATTTTATTTCCGGTGGCTTGACATTCACCACCAGAACTTTGATTTATATTTAAAGCATATCTACCCAATCGTCGTGATGGATCAGGCGAAATACTAGACATCATAAAACTTATAATCGGTACTTGTATCTCAATACGAGTACCTTCTGTTATTGAAGAAGGCTGCAACAGACGTTGAATAAATTTTTCTTGAGGAGCATAGTGTATTGGCACACGAATTAAAAACGGATCACCTGTATCTGGATCTTTATGTTGTATTTCAATATTACTAAACAAAGAACCAAATCCAACAACCAATTTTCTTAAATTTTCATTATAAAAGTTTCCAAACATTTAGGCTCCTTTATGAACAACTAATATCCGAATTACATTCATCAAACGGATTATTGGGATCAAATCCATAACTGTTTCCTTCTTGCTTGAGAACATCATTGACTCCCATTGTAGTGCCCAATATATTATTTAAAGGAATTACAGTAGAACCACAAAGACCTCGTGTGGTTGTATATGGCGAATTGATTGATGTATTTGGTGTGTCGATTTTTTCGTAGCTGTAAGTAAACAACTCTGCAGTTATCTGATATGAATATAGTTTTCCCAATGGATATAATGGATTTTCATGTTCTACAAAATTAATTTCAAATAATGATTTTGATAGTGGAAAATATATAAGATCGCCTTCTCTGGGTCTTATAATTGTTGGATCATATACTGTTACTTGTTCTCTAAATCTTCTACGGGCCATCAATAAAGATATTTTATCACGAATTTCTAATCCAAATTGACTTATTACATCTGTACCATCAAATCCTTTATAGGATTGAATATACATTTCTATATTGTATATTTTTTCAAAAGAAGAAGTTGGATCTTCACCAAATATTTTATCTATGCTAAAATACTTTCTAGGAACATAATAGCAATCTTGACCCATGGCTTGTATCAATTCAATAGTAAAACTTTCAACTAATGATTGCTCTGGTCCAAAACTTGTAAGATTGATGTATCTATTTGTTGCCATTTTAACCTATCATAGGATCAACTGGTAGTTCGTGGGTCTTTAGCAAGGTAGCTTCAATTACATCTAATTCTTTTTGAGCATCTTGCATTATAGCTGCAGAATTTATAGAAGCACCTCCTGGAAGTGGTATACCAGCATACTTCATCAAATTTTGAGCCCATTGTTTTTTTAACATTGCAGCGTAGTGCCGTTGAAAAATACGATCACTCCATACTGTTGGATAATAATCCGGATTTACCTTTACATAAGCTTCTACCATTAGATATGAACCAGCTGGAATTAAACTTGGTTGTGTTTCTAAAAATAATCTTTGAGTAGTGTTTGTATATGTAAATGAATATGGATAATTAAATACATCATTTATTAATTGCAAATAGCTCATAGCTTCCATATATGTTGCCATTGGACCCTGTGCCAAGCCACCTTGATTAAAATATAAACCAAAGAAGTCAAACAAAGTCATCTGATATCGTAAATCAAACATATAATCACCAACAATATTGCCGGGGGCATATACTTTGCTTATAGTACGTATATCACTTGCTAATGGCCAATATGCAGTAGCACCAGTTTCAGAAGAAGTAACAACTTGAGCTCCTGCCGCATAACCAAATTGAGATACATCAAAATATTGATTAGAAATATTTTCTGCAGTCACAGGAACAATAAACTGTGCTCGTTCATTAAAATTATAATGACGTTCATACAAATATTCAAGAGATTCATCTAAACGATCAAGTGCTTGTTCTGCATCAACGTTTATTTGAATTACAGGAGCACCAAGTTTTCTATATGTAAAATCAATAAATTCTTGACGGGTAGTTATGGCCATAGAAATATTTATGAATTCTCAATAATTTTATTAACTTGAGAAATCAATTTTTCTTTTTCCTCACTCTGGCCAATAGTTACCTGAATAGTTTGAATATCCTCAGGGGACATAGATTCAATTTTTTCTTTTCTTTCTTTAATTTCATTTGTTTTATGATTAGGATCATAATTGCTAAATCCAGGCATTTTCATTGGGCAATGCAGTGTTGGATAATCTAATTTAGAATAATCCGTGCTTTCTGCTATAAGCCATGTATGGGGCTTGTCACCACAACCACATCCTCCACAATAATGTTTTGTAGAGTCTACATTGCTTTGTTTTAAAAACGCGCATGGTGTGCTCAGACCTCCTCCACCAAAACAAGAAAGAACTCTTAATTGTTTTGTCGGGATATCTGTTTTATTGTTTGTAAGGCCGCGTGATGCTAAGGACGCAGCAAACATCATCATTTTGTTAAACATAATTTTTAAAAAGTTGAATAATTAATTGACATGCCTGCAGGAACTATATATTTTTCAATAAATGATTTGTAAGGAGTAAAATTTGATTGTTCTGCTGTACTAATTTTAATTTCTATGGTAGTATATGCACCGGTATCTATATACACACTATTCCAAGGTATTCCCAATAAAGAACATATTGCATATTTTATTGCTGTTGGAGTACCTTTGGAATTAAAATAATTTGTATCGGCTTTAATTAAAAAAATTCTTAAATTTTGAATAATACTTTGATATTCAGAAGTACTAAAATCTGCACCTGGAAAATAAAAATCAGCCAATGCTTCTAAAAATATATTATTTGTAAAAAGTGGAACTCTTATTGTTTCCCAATTTAACTGGGCACCATAGCCATATTCCTGACTTAATAACCATCTTAAATAATTTTTTATAAGTGGAACAATTGTCACAGTATTGGGATTATTAGAGTATTCCTTTAATATCCATTGAGGAAATAACGATTCTACTGTTAACTCATCACCTAACCAAGGTTTATCTAAATTTATATAATAATCACTGCCTGCTGTTGTCGCAGCATTTTCTGACAATAAATTCATTTTACTGTCAAGAGATAAAGTTAAATTGTTTAATAATAATATCATTGTGTATAAACTAAACGTATTCCAGCAAGTTTTCTAGCATTTAGATAAGTCATTAAAGCAGTTTGATTTGATAAAGACAAATTTTGTACATAAACATTTACTGTACCGGGAAGACAACAGTCATTTACAACAGTAATATAATCTTCGTTATCAGTTCCATTTATGCCCGATCCTAAAATTGCATTAATATAATCTGATATTGTTACACAACGATCTTGGCCAGTAGCTTGAAATAGTAAACTATATCTTGCTTGATCAACACCAATTAAGTCATATCCACCTGTAGGAAAATCTGATGTATTAAATTGTGCATCAGATCTAGTTGCAATACTTGAATTATTTGCATCTGTTCCATTTGTTAATACTGCTTTAATTAACACGGTACTAGATGTCGTTAATTTTTGAGCAGTTGAAAAATTATTTGTAACAATATAACCTTGAGGCCCATTTATTACTGTAAATGTATTTTGATTTCCTGTTGCTGCTGTTGAAAATTTATCAACACGAGTCCATTTATTTACAACACCAGAATTAGTTGTTGTTTCATAAAATGTAATTGTTCTAGGATCAACTGTATAAGGAAGCTGGCATGATTGAGTTGCATAATCATAATTTGTATAACTGACAACTTGTGTTCCAGAATAAAGAGTTGTTGTTTTTGCAGCCCCAGCTGGCACAGAATTTATGTTAAAGAAATAAGAAATGGCCCCAGAACTTGTTGTGGCTTGAAATGTAGTATAATCTTCTAAAGTTGCACCAACTGCTGTAATAGTTCTTGTGGTACTTGCCCCTTGGACTGGAGCAATAAGAACAGAGTTATTGGCTGCAATACCCAATAAACTGTTTAATAAAGTAGTGGTGGTTGCAAAAGAATTAACATAACCAAATTGTGAATACACACCATTATATGCGGTAACAGTAGATAGTAAATTAATTAATAAATTAGCTGTGCTGGCATTATTTGAAAAGTCAATATCTGCTAAATCTGGTTGTTTTGATAAAAAAGAAACTAATGATGATTTAATGTCATCAAAATCTAGAGAAGCAACTGATAAATTTTTAAGTTGATATGTCATTATATATTAACCTCTACAAAGGTAGTGGCATCTGTTTGCATTGCTATTCCATCGGATAGCGAATATGTTACTGTAAATTGAAAACTATCTTGTGAAGCATAAGTTGTAGAAACTGATACATTATATAATTTTGGAATAGCAGCTTGAAGATATCCTGATAAAGATGATTGCAATGCTGGCAAATTTGCTTGACCATTAAAGATATAATCAAAATAATTAGACCCAAGATTCATATTTGATAGTAGTTCGCCTTTTTGAGTTTTTAATACAACTTCTATATACTGTGAATATGCATTAAAACCGCTGACCATACCAATATCTTTTTTTGGTCCAGATACATTTATTTTTTCTAATAGTATTGAAAAATCTTTTTTAGCCATCAGAATATTTAGATCATGGGTAATATGGACCACCATTGGCAGCACCACTATAGTCGGGAGCTATATTGGATAAAGACAATGCAGTTTCATGAGTTCCTGAACTTGTAAAGACGTGTTTAATTCCCATAATATAATATAAACCATTCATTACAGAATTATCTTTTGAATATGGATATCCGCTTATTCCATTTAAGCGAACATACATTACTTGACCAACTTTTAAATTAAAATCACCAGCTACAGTCACGTTTATTTTTCTTCCATATTGTAGTGCATCAACAAATTCAGCACGTTTAACTGGAGTCTCAACTGGTGTATTCCAAAATGAAGCAATATTTAATCTATGTTTAATATAAGCTTCATATTTTGGTCCTAAATCCGGGCAAGTACAACTATATGGTGCTTCTGGTGTCCCCCAAAGACAACCAAGCCAGTCTAGTCCTAAATCATTAACTACTTGATTACATTCTTCTGCTGGTTTATCTAATAAAACATCTACAGGAGTAAAACTATTTAATAAATTAACAGTTGGGACACTGGCTCCCGTCCATAAAGTATAATTACTACCACTTGCACCAGAACCACCACTACCACCAGAACTTCCCGAAGTTTGCGTATAAAATCCTATGGAAGATGCAATTTCTTGAACTCCGGGAAATCTTGTAAAACAGTCATCCAAACTAGATGGTGCATTTGTAACTCCTCTGGTAATAGAAGAATTAGCACATTCATAATAATCTTTACTTAATACTGAATACAATGCACTTTGAAATTGATTTGAGCCAGCTGTTTTTATTTGACCTGCCATAGATTAATCCTA